ACCGTCAACAGCACCTAAATTATTAATTCCTGTGCCTGTAGTAATCCTATTAGCACCTGTTGCTGTTCCTAACATTCCTGCTAAGAATCTACCACGTAAATCAGGTAGTCCAAATTTACCAGCACCCGGAGTACTATTATATGTATTTCCAATTACTGCTTCAAGTTTACTATAAACTGCTGTATCTACTTCTGTTCCGTCACATAATAAAAACCCTGGCGGAACAGCAGCACCTGCAAAAGGTAATACAGTTCCAACTGGCATAAGTCCTTGGATAGATGAAAATAATGTGTTTCTTGACATCTTCTTTAATCCAGTATCACCTGTTACTCTGTTAATTAAAACTTCGTCATCTGAGTTACTAGAAGATGTATTAGTCTTATTACTAATAATTGTATTTTTAATTTGTAAATTAAATTGTTTTGTACCAGCACCAAAGTCGCCTTCAAACTGTGTTTGTCCGTCAAAACGTTGTGTAACGTCTTCTACGTCTCCTGTAATCTTAAATAGTGTTGCAGAGGTTAGTTTATCAGCTGTTCCTGCACTACCTGAAACACTTCCGCTAACGTTACCTTCTAAATTTCCTTTAAACGTTGTTGCATAAATGTTTCTCCATTTAAGTGTAGGGTTACCTATGTTTCTTGCGTTATTACTGTCTGGTAATACAAGGTCACTTTCAGCAGTATCAACTAGTAAGTTTGTATTACCTAAAGTAATCTTTTTACTTACTGCAATATTTTCTCCAACAAACAAATTTTTAGCAATACCAACGCCACCTTTAATTATAGCACTACCGTCGCTTATGTTTGTAGAATCTGTAACATCTTGAATTTTTAAAATTCCACTTGCTTTTATATTTCCTGTTACGTCTAATGCTTCTTCTGGTGCAAGATTTGCAATACCAACTTTTAAATCACTATCAATTCTAATTGCAGTTTGACTTGAGCCATCTTTTTTAACTCTAACATCAATACTAGAACCTTCAACTTGGTGTTGAATTAAACCTGCTTGGCCTTCAACTCCTATTGATAGTTCATTGTTTATTCCGTAACTAATACCTTCATTGTTTTGTACACGAATTGGAAAAGTAGTAGTGCTTTCTACATCACCTCTTAAAAAGTTTGCTGCTAATACTGTTGTTGTACCAACAATTAAACTTTCTGCTTTTTCTGCTGTACCATAAAATTTTGTTGTGTTTGATAAGTTTATACCTGGACGTATTGTTCGTTCTTGGAAACCTATAATTGTTGCTTTAGGAGTAAATGTATCCTTTGATATAATTGCAACAATTTCGCTGTTAACTTGAATTTGCAAAGTTGTATATGTTATGTCATCTTGACCAACAATTTCTACAGGTTGTGGACCTGTACTTAATCCTTCACTAAAACTAGGACCTACTAATACCCAATTACTACCACTAAACAAATATAATTGCTGATTATCGGTGTCAACCCAAAGGTCTCCTAATATTGCTGTGCCTGTATCAGGAGCTGATGTTGCACGTTTTAGTCCACCTGATGCTACCCAATTAGTACCATTGTATACTTTTAAAACATTTTCGTTACTATCATACCACAGTTGACCTTCTATAGGACGAGATGGTTCTGTTCCACTGTTAAAGTTTTCTAACAGGTGTAAAAAGTTTTCCGATATAGCACTACCGTACCCGGTTGCGTTTCTACCAGGAAGACTTAAATCTGTTTCGCTGTTGATTATCCCGTCTTCAATAGTAATGCTACCATTGTTTGCTTGATCTGTAAAATTGATAGTATATGCCATCTATTATTCCTCGTTAAAGCCAGTTAAACTTTGTACTCTTACAGTATAATCAATTTGTATTAATCTGTTTAAACTCTTTTGTACTGGATGGAAGACTACGTGTGTAAGTAATTTTCCTGTGCCTGTTGGTGAATAGCTTTTAAGTCCAAGTTCATCAAACACATATAAACTTGCATTATCTGTTGCAGTATCAAATGCATCCTGACCACTTGGTTCACCGTAATCTAATAAGCATGTTACTAATACATCTGTGTAGTTTGTACCGCTTACGTGTCTTGTTTCAATTTTGTTTCTTGCTGGATCAACGTTGTTTATGCTTTTATCATCTACAACTTTAGTAAATGTTTGATTGTATAAACTAGCATTTGTTCCTGTGCTGTTAGGAGTAAGATATGTAATAATTCCAGTAGGATCTACTGAAGTACCTCCATTACCTAGTGATAATTCATATATCCAACCCTGGCCTGCATTACCTACACTTTCAGCTAAAGCAATACTCATGTTTTCGTAGTGAATAGCATTACGCTTATCTACGTGTACTTCACCCGATTTTGGATCAAATATCTTGATATGTCCTTGGATTAGTACACCACTTTTTTCATTTATTTTATCTGTCATATTTACTTTCCTAAATGTATTTATCTGGGCAGGTCAACTTGCTTTGCACGTAAGAATCTTGCTATGTCAGAATCAGCACCACTTAGTGGTGTTCCTGGGTCTGACCAAAGTTTACCTTGTCTTCTAACTATAATTATTTTCTGATTGACTCCTGGAGCATCGGTTAAGGTTAACATATTTCCGCTTACTGTAAATTCAGCTGGTAATGTAATATCACCTTCCGGTGAGTCTTGAGCAATCAACGGTGTTGCTATTGTACCATCAAGATTGTATGTTTCTCTCTGGTAATATTCAATATCGTTCTTTCTTAAACGCTTGCCTCCCACAAATACTTCAAAATCATTAACGCCAGTTGCTTCAAAATCTAGTTCATATACTGTGCTTGTTCCATCAGCTGTTAAAATAGTTGTTAATGCTTTGTCGCTATATGGTAGATTTGTATTTGAACTCTGCGGATATACTTCAGATCCTTGATTAAGCAGTTTATTTGCACCTGTGCCTAAAGTTCCTCTTCTTATTTGCTGTAACTCGTTGCCTTCTTTAACAAAATATTCTATTCTTTCACCATTAATGAATATCACGCCAGGGTATTTTGCATCTCTACTAGGCTCACTTAATGTACTAGCATCATTTACATATATTACGTTGTCTGTAATGTTTAAATCTTGACTTAGAATAATATCTTGTGTACCATCTAAACGCTTATAATGGTTTCTATTAAGCATATCTTTGAACTGTCTCCATCCAAACTTATCAACAGTTTTATCTCCAGCAAAGTGGATTACGTCAATTACATCATTATCTGCAATACTTGCAATAATTTTTACATAATTTTTGTTATCTGTTACATAATAATCAACACTTGGGTTTAAGAAATTGCCGTTTATGGATACCCAAACATACTGTGCATCTAACGCAGGTGTATCTAATTTAATAAGTCCGTTAGCAAGGTGTCTACTGTTAAACCAAGATTCGCTACCAACTGTTAATACTGTTCTATTTACAACTTCATAATTTAGTCTTTCAATTTTTTGCTTACTGTTATTACTAAATTGATAAACTTTTATTATTTCGTTTTCGGCAGGTGGATTTACCAATCTTAGTTGATTAGGTGTTTCAATCCAAGAATTTATACTACTATCTAAATATCCTAAACTGTATTCTCCATCTGATAAAACAAATACTTTTAGATCTTTACCATTAGTATCTAATTCGTTTTTTAATCTTATAATATTTGCATCTTGATTTTCTGCGTCAATACTACTATCATAAACATCTGAACCAATGAATGTAAAATCTTTACTTTCTTGTAATTTTTGGTCGCCTAAGTATACATAAACTTCTGCAGAACCTACAGATGCAACTGGAATTTGCCATAGCTCTAATTTATATTCTAATACACCAGCTTGTGTTTTAAATGTTTTACTGTAACCAGGATTTAAAATTTTGTTGTTTACTTCTACAATAATATCAAATGCACTCGGTTCCGATGTAAACGGAGTAGTTGATAAATCGTAAACAGTAGATGTACCGTCAGCAGTAATAGTTTCTATATTTACTTCACTAAAGTTTTGTAGTACTGTACTATCTGCTAAAGTTAGTCCTTTAAATATTGCAAACCTTACTGGTGCATCTTCTGTAGGTGCTGAACCAAAGTTAAGCAAAGCATTTCCTGGATATTCGTAAGTTTTTGGTGCTTCAGATAAATTACTTTCAACACGCTTGCCGTTTACAGTTGCATAAAATTCTAAATTAGGCTCATATGGTACACTTGTTAAGAATTGTGTAGTTGACCCATCACCAGTAAATTCGTCAATATCTAAAATTTGTGCACCGCTTACATCAATTGTAATCAAAGTAACACGTTCTCCTAAAGTAGGAGCAGTTGTAAATATAACTTCGTCTGTTGTTAGGTCTAATGTATAAGAACTTGCATCTTGTATAACATAACCAACTTTAACAAATACACTTGATTCTAAAACAGGTTTGTTACCTATTTTATATCTTACAGTAGTTCCATCGCCAACATAATTTGTTGCATAGATTTGACTTGCACCACCTGTTGGTCTTTCGTATACTTGAATATCAAGTGTATCTAAAATTTGTCCTGGAACAAGTTCTTCAGGTCCTTTAGATGTAAGTTGTGTAACAAATCCGTCGCCGTCAATATTAATATCAGAAGCAGCAACACCTGTTGCTGTAGAATAATTAAGTGCTCCGCCTTGTATAACACTATCATAAGATATAGGATCAGGTAGGAAAGTTCCGTCACTTGTGCTTTTTCTAAATATTATTGTATCAGTATTTGCAAACGGAACAGCTTCTTCGTCAAAAACAACTATGTTTGTAGGAAGGGCGCCGTCGTCAGTTCTAGACCAAGCTGTTTGCCCAGATCCTGTAATACTTTGCATGATTGCATTTTTGTTTGTAACAACAGTACTGCCGTCCCATTTAGGATCATCAATTCTTACATTATTTTTGTATACATGGTATTGGACACCTGTTTCTAAGGGCTTAGTAAATGTAAACTGTGTGGTACTATCTTCTAATTTAAATATTTCATCTTCATAGGTGTTATCGTAAGTATCGTATCCTGACTCATAGAAGTTATCTGAATCATAACCTGATGTAGTATCAAATCCAAAACTCTTTACTTCTACGCCGCCGTAATCAACACCGTCCATTAACTGTGAAAGCTCTTTACCTAATTGTCCTGTAGTAGGATCGTAAAATAAATTAATTCTATCTGCTGCATCAAGTAATTCAATGCTTTTCTTATAACTGATAATTACGGTAGCATCTTTAACTGGTTTAGTTACAAATGTAATTCTACCATAGTATCTATCATAACCTTTGGTAACATCTAGAACATTAGTAAAACTATATTCACTACGTAACGCTTCAGTTCCTGAAACTTTGACTTGAACATCTTTTCTACCTAATGACATAGGCCAATCTAGATTAAAATCAAATGCACTTCCAGATGCTATAAATGTTTTTTCAGCAGGTAAAGTCTTTATTTCAAAATTACTTTTTATTCTATCATATTTTACAATAGTTTTTGCACTTCTAATAGTATTGTTTTCTAAAATAACACTTGCTGTACACGGTGTACCTGTTTCTTCTTGGTTTACATCAAAACTTATAATAGGAGCACTTAAATATCCTGATCCTTTATTGGTAATTTCAATTTTTGTTACTTTACCATTACCAATATACGCTTTTGCGGTTGCACCTGTTCCACCACCGCCGGAAAATTTAACTTGAGGAACACTTAAGAATCCTGAACCACTGTCTGCAATTATAACTTTAGATATTTTATGAGTATGGTTATCTAACCAATGCTTATTAGGATAAGTTGTAATATTTGCATCAGTACCTATTAGTAAATCATTCTGTACTTTAATATATTCAGGAAGTATTTCTTGATAATCACTGTTATATTTAGGCGGTAAATCAAAATCTGTTACACTTGTTCTACTCTGTTCTATCTTTTCATAAGCACTTAGATACTCTCTTACCTTTGTTTTAAAAGGTTTTACTTCTTCAACATATTTTTCATAGCTATCTAAGTTGTCATTATTAAATGTAATGTCTTCTCTCAACGTTCCTACGTTATGTTTTGCTTTTATAAAGCTAGTTTTAAACAACCAATCAACATAATTTTGTTCTGACAATACATATCTTACACTACTAAAGAATAACTTATTATATTCAATTTTTAATTCATCTATTAATATATCATATTTTAATGCTTGAAGAATTTGTTTTGTTTCTTCAATAGGCTCATTGTCAAAGTATTGTGTATCAAAACTAATAGTATCATAACCTACAAAACTTTTAGAAGTATTATATAATTCTTCTTTAAACTGAATAGTTCCGTTTTGTCGACCAATTGTACTATAATTTACAGTATAATCTGTAGTATCTTGATTGTCTATTTTTCTAAGTAATAGCCAGCCGCCGGAACCTATGTTTTTAATTTTTACAATATCGCCCATACTGTCATCTAAAGCAGTAAGTTCATAAGAGCTATCTATAGCAAAATTAATTTCTGTAAGGTCACTATAACTAGTAGCATACCAATCTGCATAATTCCAATATTTTGTTACATCAAATGCTGAACTAGTTACACGTCTCCAAATCTTCTCTACTGGAAGTCTTTCGTATATTCCCCACTTGCCTTGAATTGTTTCGTCAGCATTAACAAGGACACTATAGTTCCTTACTTCTATTGTGGTTGCATCAGTATAATTAGTACCTTGCTCAACCATTGTTACATCAGTAATTTTACCAAGTGCATTAATAGTAATATTAAACTTTGCTCCAGTACCTTGGCCATCAATAGTGTATGTAGGTGCAACACGATATCCTCTACCTGGATTATCTATTAATACTCTTGAAATTTTACCATCTTTAATTATTGGTCTTAGTTCTGCTCTTTCAGCTTTAGCAACACCTAATAAACTTAAATCTGCTAATGTATCAACACTTGTGTCATATAATCTAGTAATTGTACTAGGCGCAGGATCTTTGGCTTGTAATTTAGTTAGGATCTTGTCGTCTATAATTAAATTTGTTAGTAGAACACTATTTGTTCTATCAATAAACTGTTTAAATGCTTCAACTCTATTAATAAACCAACCTTGTCTTGGTTTAGATAAAGAACCATATTTTAATTTTTCGGGTAATGTTGAATCTGGAACAGGTCTGTTAAATTTATCATAACCTACTAAACTATCAAACCATTTGTTTTCAACATCAGTATTAGGAACACTTGTATCTAACCCTTCTGTTATAAGTTGATATTCATTATGTATATTTTGTGTTTGGTTATCTATAGTCCAATATTGTAAACTTATTGCTACATCATTGTCTTCAATTAATTTATCGCAATTATGTAAAACAAAACTATTATTGCTTAGTAAGTTAACAAATTTATATCCAGTAGAAGCAGGATCTTGAATATACTTTGCAACATTTTGTATACTTAAATTTCTACCTTCAACATCAGGTATTGTAACTTTATTTTTTACCCAGAAGTAATACTTGTTACTAAATGTTTGTTTTACACTATCGTATACTCTATTTTGTGCATATGATGCATTACCGTATTTTGATTGTCCGGAATAACCTTGTGCAAAGCCGTCATTAGTATCTGCTAATGTATCCCAATCTGCAGGTAATATATTAGATTCTACCCATTCGTAAATATCTACACTATTTCCTGGAAATACTCTGTTCCAATTATTCGTACTGTAAATTATACTATCTTGATACGGATTTACAAATTTACATGTTGTTAAATCCCACCATACTTGTCCAATTTGCCTTGTACCCCATGCATCAGTTGGATCAACATTTACACCCATTCCTCCTATAGAATAGTTTGCTGGGTCGTATAAAGTTTTATATCTAATGTTTTCTTCGGCTGGTCCTGCAATTTTACCTTGTATAGGATCAATGTAATCTATATAAGTTAGTAATTTGTTAGTTTTTGTATTGTATAAAATTGCTCTTTTAATTTTTGATACATCAACAGGATCTTTTGCAACACGATAATTGCTATAAATTTTTTCGTTAATATTTTTTCTATAATTTATTAATCTACCTTGTGTATCAGTATTTGATAAAGCAGGTAGTCCTACATATAAATGATTTCGTCTTGATAATATATTTCTTCCAAAGTAATTTACATTTGTATTATCAACATTTATTGTTTGTCCAAATAGTAGACCAGCATTAGAATTTTCATAAAGGTAAACTACACCACTATTTTCATTTACGTTTTGGAAACTTGTAAATTGGTTGTCAAATGTAGTTGGTATCTGTTGTGTAGATGTATTATCTAAAACATAACCTGTACTAGGCCTAGTGTATGTGTCAAATGTAGTTTTAATAATACTATCGCCGTTACGAGCTGTAATAGCAAGTGTATTTCCATCAAACTGTAAAGCAGATCCAAACATTTCTGCTCTTTCGTTATTAGGACTGTTAAGAGTTTGTGTTAAATTAAATGTACCATTTACTTGCTTATAAATTAAAACTTTACCTTGATCTAACTTTTGATCATCATCGTATGGTGTACCTACTGCAATAGTCATACCATCATTAGAAATACTTAATGCGTGGCCGAATCCAATAGTATTGCTAGGAGCTTCAATTTGTTGTGCTCTATAATAAAATCCTTTGTTTTCTCTATATACAAAAATTAAATTAGGTTTATCATTTCCGTAAATTGCACTTGTAACAAGTACTTGTCCAGTTCCATTTACATCATAATTTTTACCAAAGGATATTAAACTTCCTTGATCAGCTGTTGTGCTATCTAAAGAACTGTCACTTATAACACTTATACCTTGATCGTTTGGAATATATCCAACGTAATCAATTAAATCGTTTGTTGATGTCCAGTCAGTAATATTAAATGTACCAGGAGCAATATTAGTAAGTGCAGTATACAACCTGCCTTCGCCTGCATTGTCGCTTTCTAAGTAAACAATGTCTCCTGTTGCATATGTATTTGCACTTGAAAATTCCCCTTGGAACTTTTTATTACGTGCAATTTCCCAATTATATAATATATTATTTTCTGTGCCGTGTTTTGTAAAATGTATGCGTCCTGGATTATCATTGTCACTGTGTATAAATGCCCTGTACAAATCATTATGTTTAGATATTTTAATTTTGCTACCTAATTTATAATTGCCTGTAACTTCTGGTAATGTATAAGCATTAATAAATTTATAATCGCCTTGTGTATTACGTTCGTATACTGAATAATGTCCTTCATTTGTATAGCTACTTGCTACTCCGTTAATAGATAAAGGAATATTAAACACTTGAGTCCAGTCATTATTTACACTAGATGGAATGTTTGAGTTTCTTGCAATACCTGATACTACTCTTTCTTGGTATACATAGTATTCAACATAACGTAAACTACGTGATGTAACTCCTGTTATTGAAATATTACTTGAATCATCTGTTGTTAATACTAATAGTTTACCAATATCGTTTGGTGCATAACCTAAACTAGTAAATTGTATTTGTCCTACTGTTCTATCAACAGTGTATAAAGGATTTACACTTCCTGGAATTGCTAACATTCTTAAATTACTATTAGCACCAAAATCAAAACCTTCAGACCAAGTACCAGTTACATTTTTTAAAAACACTGTTGCAGTTAAACTGTCTCTTTCATAGTGTGCAATTATACCCTCTGCACCTGTATTAAAGTCTTGTACTGTTTGTCCTACTAGAGGTTCTAAAGGATTTCCTCCATCAAATTGTGTTATATTATATGTTACATAACCGTCATATATGTCGGTAATTACATGCGACCTATTTGTTTCTGTAGTAGATAGATTTGTAGCTTCTATATTAATAAAACTATTATCGCTATATCGAGGTAATTGGTTTACATATAATGAAACTGTATCTCCAGAGCTAACACTATCACTTAAAGTTTTAGAAACTCTTACATAGTAATTAGGACTTGTAATAGGACTAGTTACACCATAAGCGCCTGGTGCGCCTTGATTTGTGAAAATTCCAATTTCACTACCGTATGTGTTTCTACTATTAATAACTGTTGTATCGTTATCTAAACTATTGTTGTAAACTAGGCCTGTATTTGCACTATCTGTAATTGTATCAATATAAACTAATCCACGTCCTTGATCGGAAGTTTGTGTACCAACTGCTGGTGCAAGAGGATTTGTAATTGTATAATTTGGTGTTTCAATTACAAAATAACCATTCCAAGTACTTGAAACATCTATATTTTCGTTTGGTGCTACAAGCTCAAATTCGCCAATAAAATCACTATCTTGATTAAACAATGTGTCTGTAGGTTCAAAGGTTCCTGTTTGGTTGTTTACATAAACTGATACTTCGTTACCATTACTTACAACTTGTGTTACAGTTGCTGAAGCAGTTGCAGTTGACACTACATTGCCTTCATCTGGTATTATACTAGCTGAAGAAATATATAAAATACTTTCAACTTTTCTTTGTATTGTATGTGTCGTATTTTTGATAAAGTCTTCGTCAATAATAGACCCATAATCTCCGCCAAAAGGTTGAGTAACAGTAAGTGTAGACTGATCTTGGTATGAATAAGATTTTGTATTCCAGTCTAGTTCTAATTGATCGTTTTCGCCTGCACCGTCAAATATTTCTTTTGGTGCTCTTACAAGTATGTGATTAGTAGTAAACCCTCTAATAGGAAAGCCGCCTGTTAAAATTGTTTTTACAGGATTAGAATTATCTGTTGCATTAGATGTGTCTAATATAGATTTTGTTACTGAATAAAAACTATTAAATGTAACAGCAGCAGTTGCTGGTAAAATAGCAGTGGTTGCTCTCCATAGTAAATTATCTTTACGTACAATATCTGCTTTTGTATATGCAGATGCACTTGACCAATCTTGTTTATAAGTAGTTTTGTTTTCACTACTATTAGGACTTCCTACAATTAAATATTTTCCATCTTCTGAAATATCTAATGATGCACCAAATCTTTCATCTTCATTTCCAAATTGAGTAGGTATTAATTCTTCAACAAGTTGTAAAGCAGTATTATCCGAGGGTCGCTTGTAAATGAAAACTTTACCATTACCATTATCAGGAGCTCCTACTACAAGTACACTATTTCTAATATCACTTGCTAATGCTATACCATAATTGTGATTATTTCCTGAATCATGATTTTCTAATTCAAGAAACTTATTCCATACTTGGCTGTTTTTCTTTACGCTCCAGTTTCCATCGCCAACATCAGATATCCAAATTAGATCATCTTTGCTTACGCCTTTTTGTAAAATAGTATTTGCTTCACTAATATTAGCTACTTTTACACTAATAAATTCTGTAATATTACCTTTACATTTTTCTAGTTCTTCAGGTGGAGTACTTGTTAAGAATGTTAATTTATCATTTTCAATTGTTGCAATTTTATAAAAACCTTCAAAGTTTACTTTTTGATTTTCTACATTAACACTACTATCTGCACCAGCTGTTATTGTTTCAGTAACTATACCACCTAATCCAATAATATCACCAACTGCAAAATTTGGAATTGTTTTACATGTTATACCAAATCCACCTGGTTCAGTTGTAATACTATCCATAACTAGATCAGTATCAATGTGTTTTACAACGTCCCATGTTAAATTTACATTACCTATCCAGATATAATCACCATTGTCAATATCTTTGTATGTTAGATTAATAATATCATCTTTAAATGTTACTAATTTTTTAACATCATTAGTGTTAACAAATCCACTATCTCTAGTAAATGTCTTTTTTACATTTTTTGTAATAAAAGGTTTATGATCATAATTATCAGGTGCTACATACACCTCAGAAGGTAAAATGCGGTAAACTAAATCCTTACTATCATTTGGAATACTGTTTGTTAATTCTATTGGTTGCGGCTTTAGTCTAAATTTAGATTCATCTAATTTATATTCAACTTCGTCAAATCCTTCAGCGGCTCCGTATTGTCCATTCTTTATAGCCCATTCTTCATAAAATTCTAAACTGTCTTTATCATCACTTGCTAATGCGTCAAATAATTTTGTTAGTGCATTTTTTGTACCCTTGTCTAATATAAACCCTTGATAAAATTTATACTGACTTACATTATCATTAATGATATTTTCTAAATAATCACGTTTTTGATAACCAATTAAATGCTGTGCTAAACGTTGCTGTTCAACATCAAAATTATCTGAGTCTAAGTCATAGAAATCGTTAAATTGATTTGTTTTATAATCAAAGTTACTAATAAGTTCATTATTAGGTTTTTCGTCTAATCTAACCCAACTAGTATCAACAAATGTTTCTGTACCTGCTATTTTTGTTAATGCACTGTAATAAAATTCTTTGTATTTTACAACACTGCCAATTTGATAATCAGTGTACTGTGTCCATTCAGTAATTTTTACATCATCGTAAATAAAGCCAGGAATATTTAAACTACCGTCCCAATCTGTAGTTCTATATCCTGCAATCTTAATTCTTTCTTGTCTATATCCCGGTTCTAAATCATAAATTATATCACCAAATACAGTTTTATTATCTAATAATACAACATGTTCTTTTTGTATAAGACCAATATTAATATTAAAAATTCCATCTGCTGTATTTTTAGGAGCCACACTAAAGTTTTTAATTGACTCTCTGCCAATACTTGCTAATTCTTTTTCTAATTTTTTACCATCTGCTTTAAACAGACTATATCCATAAAAATTATCGTAAATGTCATCAACTGTAGCATATTGTGTTTCAAACTGCAAATCTGTTGCACCAGGACTTAAAGTAATTACACTGCCTTCGCCCCAATTTTGTGTAGTCCAAAATAAGAATTCTTTTGCACTGTGTACAAAATCAAGTACAGTCTTTTGTTCGCCATTATATGCTTCAAAAGAAAAACCTTTTAATTTTAAAAATTCACCATATCCTAATAAAAAGTCAACAACATCTTGTATTGTTCTTAATAATGTTCCATAAGGTAATTCACTAACTTGTGTATTATTAAATGTTTTTTTAATTACTGCATCTCTGCCGCCTACTAGTGGTAAACTAGGTAATTTTGCTAAGTTTGTGTTGTCAAAATCTGTACCTGATTGAAATTGTGATTTTACTCTGTAATAAGTTCCTTGGTATTGAACATTAGTTCCAGGAACATATGTTTGTCCACTAGCCCAATCTATATAATTTTCCGATACGCCTCCAATATTAATAATAGGATCGTTTGCTAATTTAATTGCTGGCAAATATTTAAATGAACTTGATACTTCGCTATACCCTTTAATTATAAAACCGTTTGTAGCTTTTTCAATAATAACACCACTATAATTTAATATTTCAATAGGTACACTTTTGTTTAAGAAAACTTTATAATTTTCTTCTGGAACAAAAACATTACCTTTATTTAAAGGTGTTCTGCTATCTAAAATTAACTTAAATTTATTCTGTTCAGTAAATCCGCCTAACTTAAATCCAAGTTGATTAGATATTAATTTTAAATTACTTTTGTATTGAGTATAATTAGACAATACATTAGACGCCATATAATTTGAAATATAATTTATAAGCCCACTTGTATAAACTTGTGCTGTATCTTCTACTGTATTTGGAAATACAATATCTTGTAGTCTAATTTGTTTTTGTGTTTCTGAATAAACAATATTTCCTGCATTATTTTTTACTTGTCTAATTCTATCAAAACCTTTTGAAAATATTTCACTAGGTTTATTTAATATCCAAGATGTAATTAAACTAAATGCATATTCGCTACTACGGCGCCAGGCTGTTTCAACAGGAGATCCATCGCCGAACACCCAGTTACTATCTAATCCGGTACCATCAAACTGACTTACATAATTTGAATCACTAGGTGAAAGCAATTTTCCGTTACTGTTTACAGGAATATGATTTGTTAAATTAGGACGTTTGTATTTCTTAATTGCATAATATTTTTTTCCAGGCTCTCTAACAATGCCTTTTTCCATATCCTGCCATAAGTTTAAATTATCAGATGTATATGGTGCTGGTCCGTATTGTGTTTCCCACCAAGAAGGTTTAATAAAAAAGCCAACCATTTCCCAAGGATGTGTATGAGGGCGATCAGTATCATATGCATGTTTGTAAACACCTCTCCAAAATCCTGGTAATTTGTTTCCTGATTTATCTGATTGTGCATATAAGTTAAATGTAAAACTTTGATCTCTATTGTAAGTGTCATTGTCAGTGTAGTCAGTATCAATTAATTTTGACCATTGTACAAAGTCTTGTAACATTGCTTTATTAATATTTGCAGATGCTACATTCGTTTGTCTTGCTTCGCCGCCAACAAAATCATGTATGTTAAGCATTGAGGTGTCATAAGTTACTTTTATATTATTAAAAATTCTTTTTTCTAATTCTAAAAGTAGATTATCTCTAAAATCGTCATATGCAACTACAATAGAACCGTCATGACCTTGTATAACCTTTGTAGGAGTTTGATAAGTGTTGTCTTCGTATATTGAAGGCTCATATACAGGATATAATCCTAACTTAGACGGAGTTGGTGGTACATAACTTCCGTTGGTGTTTTCGTATTCGTAAATACCTAATTTATCACCTGGTTGTTTTGTTGCAGTACAATTAACAAACCCTTCTGTTGTAAATGTATAATCTTTGTTTAATACTAGTTGTACGCCGTTAAGATATACTCCTACAGCTTTCCTACTAGGAGTAGAAGCTGAGTATACTTCATTTAACGCAAAGTATTTTTCATCTTTATCAATAACATCATGTTCAGTAAATTTAGTAGCACCAGTAGGAACCATATCGGAAAAATAGAAAGGCATTTTACTAGTTTTATCAATATTAAGTTCTGCCATTATTTTATCAAAATGGCCTTTTACTGGTCCTTCATATCCTAAATTTTCTGCAACTTGTAAGAACAGTCTTTTAAATTTTCCATATTCACGTCTAGCATATCTAATTGACTTTATAATATTAGCGTCTTTATCTAATAAATGATATAAAGATAAATTTAACGGAGCACTGTGTTTTAAAATTTTCTTGCCTTTTGATACAAGGTCACCAAAATCTCTTAAATTACTTTGTCCAGGATATATTCCAGTAAAGTTGTCAAGTGATTCTATTATAGTTGCTACATGATCATTGACTTCGCCTAAAGTAAATTCTGTAAGATCATTGTTTAACGGATTCTTTTCTAAGTTTGATGCTATCTCATAATATCCGTTGGCATTTTTTGTTGCCATTGTCTGTGTTTTAATAATAATGTTATCATTAATACTAGGAGTTTTTACAAAAGTTACGACTGTATTATTAAGTGCATTTATTGATAGTGTGTAGTCTGAAGTATTTTGTAAAACATTATTTTTATAGATAACAATTTTTAAATCAGTTAATAATCCACTATTTTCATAAACATCAATTTCAAAATCATTAGTAGAATTATCATAAATTATTTGTTGTATAACAGGCTGTGTACTTTTTTCTTTTGCTTTTTTCCATCCAGTAAACGACTCGTATGTTGTTAAATCAGTATACTTTCTTAAAAAACCAATATCTGATCTTTTAGTAATAACAGCGTTGTCTTGTGTATATGTAGATGTACCAGTAAGTAGATTAAAGTTAAAAACAATATCTCCTACATTATCGATACTTCTATAACTAATAGGAAATCCTAATTCGCTATCGTTGCTACCAGAACCTTGCTTATAAGTGAAAATAGTATTACCTATAAATGTAGTTGAAGAGTATGTTGTTGAGTTACCAAAACTTTTACCATTAGCATCGTACAAGTCAAAACGTGGAGCTTGATTTGTTGCTGTTTTATCTTGTGCTAACACCCATGCAGTGCCGTTATAAAAATATGTTTTACCTTTGTTAACAGTACCCTGTGTTACTAGCACAACTTCGTTTGTAATAGGATTAGTATCTGAAACTTCTTTAAGAGTAATTTGGTTATTATTACTAAATTTAATTACATCAACTTCAAAAATTTTATTTTTAACTAGTACATCAGTATCTGCTGCAAATAGTACTCGCATTCCTTTAGTAACATTAACACCGTCTATGTTATATCCAATGCTTCCTTCTATTATAGAAAATGCATCCTTAGTAAATGTATCAATTAAATCAATTGCTTTTTTGTTTTTTGTACCATAATTAAAAAGTTTTAGTCCTGCATCAAATTCGATAATAGGACGTATTGCTCTTTGGCTTTGGTCTATTTCAACTGGTTGATTATTAATACTAGCTGATTCAATAATAACATCTCTGTGGAACCATCTGTTATATCTACTCCACAAGTTACCGTCGCTACTTGCTCTATTAATTAATATATAATCTTTGTTAGTTGGATAGCCTATTGCTTTACTAAAAGGCAATCTATCAAAACCGTTGCCGTCAAATTCTACATCAAAATCTTCTGTATACGAAGAGGGAATATCTAAGTCTGTTTCAGAAATAAGTTTTATTTGTGATCCTACACCCTCTATATAGTACGACCCTTCAGCATAAGATGTTGGAGTAACTTCGCCACCAAACTTAACTTTCATGCCGTTTGTTAGATTAAACCCTGTTGAGCTTTTATAAGATATTTTACCTAATATTTCTGCTTCAATGTCAATAGCACTTGCTTCTTCTATATTAGCAACTTTTATCATACCCGAAGCGTTGATGTCGTTATCAGCAACGTAGTATATTACATCTGGTGTTTCAGCAGTAAGTGTTAGTGTAAGTTCTCCTACTTCTGTACCTTGGCTTGAAATTCCTGTTGCTGTGCTGTCTTGATTAAGCAAGAACTGGTCGTCTAAAGTTTTTCTCGTTCTAAAAGTAATAGGTAAATTAGGTGTATTTAAAATAAATTTGTATGTTACACCTCTATATAATTTTAACGTTGGGTTTTGTGTTTTACCATCAGGTGAAAAAATGTAAGCATTGTTGTCGTCGTTGTCTGCTAACGTTACAGTATATGTACTTTCAACATCTTTAGTTTGTCCAAAAACAGTTATAGTTTGCGGACCTTGAGGTAACCAATAATACTCACGGAAGTTAGTAAACTTATCAAAGTCAATACTAGGGTTCCATGCATAATATTCTTGGCTGTTAAGCACAGAATCATTTAAGTTTCCGCTGTTAAAGTTCTTTATTTGATTTACATAATCGTTATAGTCATTATAAAATTCAATTTCGCCTATGTTGTTTTTTATTACACTTGCAGGTTCTAATTGATAATTTTGTCTATTTGTAGTTACGTCACCAAGGTAGTTGTCATTGACATTATATGCTTTAGCTGCTTTCCTGCCTATGTATCCATTTATTTTTTCTACTTGTCCCGGTTGTGTCAGCTGATCAACTGTAGAAGACAAAAACTTTTTATTAGATTGTGTTCTAAAAAACCTTGGTAGCAAATCACTTGTAGATCGTTTTTGCTCTCCATTGACAGGTAAAGTTGGTTCGTTTTGATCTTTATCATATGCCATTAATATCCATAGCCTCCGCTACTGCTACCGCTACTAGAACTGCTACTAGAACTGCTACTAGAACTGCTACTAGAACTGCTACTAGCTGTTGTACTACTAGAACTTTGTATTCCAGTATTTGATGTAGTAGATGATGTTAATACATTACCCTGTGCTTTAAGTCTTGATGCTGTAATTGCATCTACAATTTCTATATCATCAACTGTTGCACCACTAATGAATATTTCATCTGATTCTGATTTAATTTCAAGTAATGAACCAAATGACTGAGCAGATTGATCTGGTACTAAAACAAACATAACTAAATCTGGTGCAAGTTGTTGCATTACATATGCACTCAATTCAGTAAAATAAAATGTTTCGCCAAATTCCCAATTTTCTAAAGCAAAAAATTCGTTAATCGAACTAATTACTCTTGACTTTAAATCATTGTCGTTAATTGTAAGATCTGCATTTTTAACAATTTTAAAAGTTGCTTGTAAATCATCCTTTGCTTTGTTTCCAAATAATACTTTATATTTTACAGGGTGATAAATTATTTCATCTGTTAAACTTTTTATTTTGTTTAATTCTGTACCATAACTTTGGTATAACTGATCTTGACTTGGTGGTAAAGGTTTAGCAGAAATAGTTCCTTCTAAATATTGTCTATATGTATTATCATATGAACGTGTTAAAAGATATGTGTCAATAATATTAGAAACACTAGGATCTATTCTTGAACTTGCGTCTGCAGCATGAACATATAAGAATTTTAATTTATCTCTACCTAATCTTGCTCTAAAGTTATTAGTAAGTGTTAAATTTCCAGTTAGTTTATCTATTTCATAAAATATATTTTCATCTACAAAATAAAAAACTTGTTTGTCTTCATAAATTGTTGTTGTTCCTAAAGATGCTAAATTTTGTAAAGTTATAATAGGTTGTGTTCTTGCTGTATTATCAACATAATTATAATCTTCACTTCCGTCGTTAGTAGATTCTTTTTGTAAGAAAACAAATTTATTTAAAGGTGTAACTTTAGGTGCAACTATATCTTCAAATATTTGAGGATTATCTACAACACCGTCTTCGTCTTCGTCAAAGAAACTTACTTGTATTTTTTTACTATTAATATAACCATCTGTATCTCTAAACTCTTCAACAATTTCCCAATCAAAATCAATTGTAAATGGAGATGTTATATCAGGTTGTGTATTAATATTTAAAATACTTATTTTATCTTTAACAGTTTTTCCTGTTAAATTGTTATAAATTTTATCACCTGAATCATAATAGAATTTAATTTCTTTATCACTCTCAAATACGTACCTACTTGCTCTATATGTAATTGTGTAAGTTTCGCCATCAGTTTCAAAAAGTAATAACCAACTTGCATCTAACTGTTGATTAGTACTATCGCCAGTTTTACCTATACTGAAAGCACCTCCAATATTTAAATCGTTTTCTGTAATTAAACGCCATTGTCTAAGATCTCTATCAAATCTTAATCCAAATGTTTTATATGCAAATGCTTGATCTACAATTTGTGTTTTTACATCATTTTCTAATGCAGTTGCTATGCGAGGCATAATTTCAACTAGCTTGGCTCCTGTTGGAATAGGGTCAGCTAAAATAACTCCGCCGCTTCCGTCTGCATTTGTAACTGTTCCATCGCCTGTTACACTTACAACTTTAGTCCATTTGTAAGATATAGCATTTGGATGATCTGGTAATCCAGCCATTAATCCGTGTTCGTTATTTGCCATAAAGTGTTGACCAGTTGGTGGAACAAATTTTATTAATGTTCCCGGAACTATTAATTTTAATAGACTTCCTGTAAATGATCCTATTTGACTTCTAACACCTGTAGTATTTTTTAAATATCCTGTATTTAAATTTGTATCATCAGACAGTGATGTCCATGTATTATTCAAATCTTCTGTAAGTAGTTTAGGATATTCGCTCATGTAAAAGTTTTTTACTTTGCGGTCTGTTAAAATAGGCTCGATTGTATTTTCAATCGCTCCTTCAATATCTGTTTGAGTAGCAAACGTAAATGTATTTTGTAATTCAAGTTTTTCTTTTGTAATAATACCGTCAATACCAAACAAGTTTGTTTTACTATATTTTCCTGTAGCATCAGTTAGATCAAAATATCTTGATATACCACTTGCAATCCTGTTAATAGATTTTGCTTTTACAATTTCTTGGTTAACTGTAAGCGGACCAATTTGATAATCTTCAGCAGTAACCATTCTATTTTGAGTATAATAGTTTGCTGGTGCCGAATTTTTTATGCTACCATTTGTTTCGCTTGTTGTTGCATTATCAACAGTGTATCCTAATTCAAAAACAAGACTTAAAGTTTCACTTCTTCCTTTACGTGAAACATAAGGAATTTTAATACTAACACCACGCATATCTGCTGGGTCAATAATTTGTCTTTGATTTTTACTAGTTCTATAATATACTCTAAAATTACCTTTTGGTAGGTTTCCAAAAACGCCATCACTAAAAATTAAACTTATTCTATCATTAATTCTTGTTAATACAGAATAAATGTTTCTTACTTTTTTACTTAAACTATTATAAATTACATTATTGCCTTCAACAGCATCAACCTTAGACCATTGTTCGTCTTCTAGTCCAAAGCCGTCTAATTTATAAAGCCATACATCGTTGTTGTTTATATTAACAGCATCAATAGCAACTACTTGATTAGTGCTAGGTGTCGATATATTAAATGTACCTTGATCTAAAGTACCTTGCCTAAAGTGACAAAAGAAACCATTATTAGTACTTGCTGGACCACGGCCGTCATCTCTATACAAGAATGCAAAGTTATTACCTGGGAACGGTGATTCTTCTTCAATGGCTCCGTTGGTTACATCTGTACTTACTATTTCAAATCTTGTACTTGTACCATTAACTACTTTAGAAAAACCAAATACAGGAACTTCTTTATTTGTACTGTTAAATCTATACTGTTCAGTAGGAATGCCAGCTACAGTTTCTTTTTTAACAGGACGTCCGTATGTGCCGTTAATAGGTAACGATGCATTAAGTACTTTTGTAAATTGTTCGTTCCAATCAGGGTTACTTGGATCATTCCATATAATTGTTTGGTTTTCTAAATTTATATTATTAGCATCAAACAATTCTTCTGTAGTCTGTACACTAGTAATTTTAAGTAATCCGTTTGCAGGTTGATTTCTCTTTGGGTTATATGAAAGCAAACGTGCTAGACGTAATACGCTTTCTCTACGTTCTGCTAATTCTAGAAAATTTTCTCTAGCATTAAGATCGATTCTGTATGATATATTTTGTCCTAAAAATGCTATCAAATCTATTAATGCAAGGTACTCTGAGCTTTCAATATAATCATTGAAATCCTCAGGGTAATTTTCCCTAATATAATTAATCATTACACGGCGAAGATTGTCAAAGTCGTAACTTTGGAAATCCGCATTTCTATAACTTTGATAGATGCGTTTCCAATCTTCTGCAACTAGTAATCTATTTTGTCTATCTGTTGATGACATGGCTATTCCTTTTTACTAGTGTATTTATTTAAATGAGATAAGTGCGTATATAATTTATGCACTTAGTAAACCTGCTTTTTCATCGAACTGAAATCGCAGCTGTTCACTAATATTGTAGGGTAAAAACAATAAACTTACTTCTACTTGAATACCACTTTCGTACTGATCAACAATAATATTATTGACTTGTACTCTCGGATCTAAATTTACAATATTTGATACATTTGCTACTATTGCATCTTTTAATGGTTCTGTTAACGGCTCGAATAAAATGTCCCAAATAATTGTACCAAATTCTGGATCGCTAATTTTTTCACCTTGGCGAATATGAAAATGGTTGATAATATCCTGTTTAATAAGTTCTATATCATATAAAACAAATTTACCAGTGTTGTTTACTGTACTAAAGCCTCTATACGCCTTAGTACCAACACCAAAGTCAGTTTTTTGATTAGATTTTACTTCTACTTGTTTATATAATTGTTTTTCTAATGAGCTCATATTGTATTTACCTTAGGTTGGTTTGCTAAAAGTATCCAGCACAGGTGTGTATTCGCCTGATGCTGTAGCACCATTTAGACCTAAAATGTTTGCTGAATTTGTAGCATCTGTTTTAAGTGGTGTATGTTCTGCAGGATTTAAATTTTCATGACCAGTCCACGGTTCGTTCTGGGGTTGTCTTAATGGCGATTTAGCATCACTGGCTTGTTGAGCTACAGGTCCGTTTAAGTGCAACGGATCAGAAGTCAAATACATACCTGAAGAGCTTACATCATGTCTGCCTTCACAAGTAATTTTGCCATTTGCGCCCACTTTAACTTCCCAGTTCTCTCCAGTCTGTGTAAACATGCTTTGTCCAGATATCATGTTTATATTATTTCCAGCTTCAATATTAATATCTCTATCTGCTTTGAAATTAAAATCATTTTCTGAATGAATACTAACACTATCTTTTGCGTAGATATCAATTTTACCGTTTGATGTTAATTCAATCCAAGCAGTACCCTTGCCGTTTGCAATATAAATTAGTTCTTCAGAATTATGCATTAATATCTGATGACCTGTTCTTGTCTTTAATCTTATTAAATCATTATGAGGTAACGTTACATCTCCTGATTCGCCTTTTTCAATACTAGCATATTCTGAAGGACCTTCAGAAGCAGACGTTTTCCTTAACAAACTTGCATCTCCGTCATCCATTACAAAACTAGATCCACTTAATCTGTTAAATGCAACATCACTTTGTGCAAATTGTTCTCCGTACTTTACTTTAGGAGATCCTGGTCTCCTATCAGCTGGACCTGGAGTGCTAAATCCAAATACCATACTAGGTGTTTCACGTCTAGCACTACTTGTTGTTGTGCCTCTAGTATGATCTGTAGTTAAGCCTGCGTTTTCTAAAATACCTTGTCTATTTAAATCTGTTGGTTTTACAAATTTTGTTGCATCTTTGCCAGCGCCTTTTTCAACTTTTTTATTATATTCGCCAACAGGTAATGGTTTGCTTTTATCTGAATTATTAAATGAAGTACTTGCATACCCTGGTAACATAAAATTCATGTATTCTTCTTGTACACAACCTATCCAATACCCTTGTCCAAAATTACCTTCAGCAAATATTACTAATACCTTTGTACCAATGTCTGGTGGTACTGCCCACATTCCATAACTTTTTTGAGTATAGGCATAACCTTCATTATTACTAACACCTTTGTAGGGAGTAACACCGTAAAAAGGATTTAAATATTTTACAGGAACCATTTGTCCTGTTTTTTCAGTACTGTTTCCTGCATCTGTTACTTTTAATAGTTCAACTTCTAAACTACCCATATTTTTGCTGTCAAGATGATTTACAACTGTTGCAAGAAATGGGCCAGGATTTCCGCTTAGGTCGGTTTTTGCTGAACGTTGATTCTCTGCCATTATTGTGCCTGTCCTAATTTACCCCATTGCGTGTCTGGTTTTGTTGGATCAAAATCTCCTGTGCTTTTAGAAGATTGGCCGCCTGTGCCGTCTTTGCTACCTGATGTTTCTGTACCTGTTACTGCTCCGTTACCGCTAGGTGATATTGCATTTTCGCCAGTACCTTCTTTCATAACTGCTGATGTTGTAGCTACTTCATCAGCTTGTACATCTTGGTTACGTCTTCTAATACAACTTAATTCTTGTGTAAACTGTCCATCACTAAATCTATTTGAACATGTTAAGACTGTATACAATCCACTAAATGCACCAACTGGTTGTGTGCCGCCGCCTGGAAAATCCATTCCGCCGTTATTATTATAGTCTAAAGGTGTTCTAAAATTCATTAATATATCTACTTCACTTGATTGTTGATTCATTGCACCATCTGAATTAACATTTAGTAGACCTTCTACAGGACTAGCATTATAGTTTCCTACTCCGCTATCTGCAATGTAATAAGGGTCGCCCATTATTTTAAAATCAATTGATACAAGGTCTGTTGGACTATTTACTATTGCTTCATTAAAATTACGTGCTACCTGGCTTTCAGCACTAATTGCTGCTCCACCTACTGCTCTTGCAGAACTTGCTGATCCGTCTGCTCGTGTAGATGATTGTCCTTCAGCAGGTATAACTTCTGTATTACCGTCGTTAATTGCAGGCGATGCATCTGATGTACCTGCAGCCATTCTACTTGCATCACCAGTTTTTTGATCTGAATTTAACTGACCAAGATCTGGTTGTAAAGCATTAAAGAATGCTGCATCAAAATTAATTTCAAAATCTAGTATATCTTTATTTTGTCCTGTGTAGATATAATTGTATTCTTTAACTGCTTGACGTTTTAATTTTTCAATACCAGGTGAAGGTTGGGTTGAACCTGTTAATTTACTAATTTGTACTTTGTAAGGAACAATTCTATAGACATATACTCTAGGTGGTTTTCCTGTTTGTGTTACTTGTTCAGTGCTTGTAACATCAAAAACTTGTGATTCTACTTTATACCATTCAATCATACCAAATCCGTCTGGCTCTTGGAAAGCTAAGTCTCTGCCATAATCACTTAATAGTATAACTTCCTCAACAACATCTTGTATTCTTGTACCTTTAGGAAAAGTAATTCTACGACCTTCGTCACTTACTTGTACCTTGCCTCTAGAAAACACACCTGGTTTGTCATCAACTTCGGAAAATGCTGGCTTACCAAATGGTGTTTCGCCTCCGTCTAAGAAACTTTTTACAATTTTGCCTGAGCCTATAGAATTTATATTATCATCGTTTTCGGAAAACTCTCTAATTGTTTCTCCAAAATCACTACGTTTAATTACAATTCCAAGTATCTTTTGTAATTCAGCATCAAAATCTGCAGGTACTTGACCGTTTTGTATTCCTGAAATAGTTTCAAATAACTTTTCTTTTTGCTCTGCTGTAAGTTCTCGTGTAGCTTCTGATGAAGGGTCTGAATCAGATTTTGTTGTTGCTCCTCCAGCATCTTGTATTGCACCTAGCAAATTTTCTGAAGCACTGCTATCAGCTGTTGGAAACATAATTATATATTGATCTGCATTTTTTAGTTGTTTTGCGTTTAACAACTCTAATTGTCTATCGTTCATTGCAACTGATAAACTTTGTCCACCCGATTGTAACATTTCTGATACAGTTGATCCAGTTATTGTAATATCTGTTTGTGTAGCTTGTACACTATCACTAAATGCTTCTTCGTTATAAGGAAATCCTGAAACCCTATATGTACTGCCGCCTTCGTTAACATTAAAAGTTACATCTGCAAGTTTGAAGGGAAACATGCGTCTTGCACGTGGTACAGTAAATGTTCTGCCGGTATCGTCGTGTCCTTTAAAATCTATTGTTATAATAAACGGAGCTTCTAAATAATTTTTATGACCTGCTCGTAACGAAGCAACTTGTAGTGTTTGTAAAAATAATCCCATACTATATGGTTCGGTTACTTCAAATTCTACAGAAGTAGCATTTGTCTGTCTAGTTTTTTGATTAGGTATAATTAATGATTCTACTTGCAAGTTGTCTATAAAATATTCAACCCTACCGTTAGTTTCATATAATGTTGTTGCTTTGTTTGCGCCAGCGCCTCCTCCTGTACTTGCAATAATTACACTAGGTTCACGTTTTCTATAAGTTGCATCTGGAAAGTTTAATTCTAATGATGTTAAACATCCAAAAGTTAATACGTAATTAAAAGAAGCAAACGCTTCTAATTCATTTTTAACAGGTAGTCCTCCACCAAGCATTCCGCTTACTAAACTACCAACTACTCCGCCTAGTGCGCCACGGACCTCTGCATCAATAGTTTTATAATCACCGCTAAGTGGAAAAATTTCTTTGACTGCTAAATCAATTTCTTCAATCGATCCTTCTATAGAGTTAGCAATACCATTTATATCTATGTTAGCTGAGGTTGGTACAATTACTGAATTTTTTACATTCTCTTGTATTGTCTTACCTGCGGCTTGTGCCCTAGCAAGTGCGTTTTGGATCGACATTGACATTTAAATTCCTAATAATCGTTGTAACTTGTCACCTTGTGGTAGATAAATCTGTAAACCTGCTTCAAGATCATAAACAGGATCTTTTAAAATATCCATATTTCTCTGCGAAAACACCCACCATAACTTCCTATCACCATATAGATCGTGTGCTAATAAATCTGGTCTATGAGTGTATTGTACTTCTACTGTATATAACACATCATTAGGTTCAGACGGTACCGGTCTGATTGAAAAATAACCAAGTGCTCCACTTTGGAATTTTGTTTTATGATATGGACTTGTTGTTTCATAGTTTGCCATTATAAGAATCCTGGTCCGTTTGCACCGCCTTGTGTTGCGCCTCTTACAAATGAATCTAAACTAAAGCCTTCAACACTACGTCTACTGTAAACTGGAAGAACACCAACTTGTATTTGACTTCTTGTAGGAACATACGTTCCGTTTGGTCCAAGACCTGGAATATGAATATAATCAATATCAGGACTTAATTCAACTGTAAAGTTTGTTACTACAACAGGAACATTTTTAAAAACATAATCACCATATCCGTTTAGTTTAACTACAGGTGGAGGAGCACCTCTATTTGAAGTTTGGCCGTATGCCATTTTTGTTACACTTCGTAAATAGTGTACTGCTGCAATCCAATACTTACCTTCCTCTGCATTTTCAATAAAGAAATCTCCAACAAGAGTCATCTGTTCAACTCTGCTATTACGGTAGGCATAAAAAGGATAATTACTATGAACAGGTTCAAGAGCATTATAGTTGGCATTGTGTTGCATTAAAATAGTTGGAGTATAAGGAAACACTAATCCGTTAGTGTCTATTAATTCTTGTAAAATTGCACTATCTTCGAACGCAAAATTTCGGGGCATTGATAATCTAACACGCCAATCTTGATCTCCGCCTGAAGCCCAGGAGCCATCTTTGAAATTACTTAAACTAGGCATGCCCATACCAGGTAAATTTTTACCACGTATTAGGGAACCTATACCTAAATTATCTGCAAAATTTAAAGCAATGTCTTTACCAACGCCAGCTACTGCACCTAATGCATTCTCGCCAAACTTCAACGCCGATCCAACAAGATTCTCAACACTTGCTTGCGGTGAAGCACTATTACGTGCTTGCGAAGCAAGATTGTTTTTTATTGCTGGGTTTGTGCTAATACCTGGACTATTATGTAGTTCCATATTAATTGTCTCCTATATACATTATTTAGTTGACTTTATTAACTACATAGTTTATAATATAACAAACAACTGGAGAAAATATGAGAAAAATCAACTATCTTAACAATAAAGATATATTAAAAGAGATACACAAGTCAAAAAGTACCTTTTGTAGCTATGTAGCACCAGAATACAGTTCTTATGACATAATTCTACTTGATATTGATAAAATTAACATACGCACTATTGCGGAAGCAAAGAGAAATAAAGCAAAAAAATTACAGCAATTAGATTTTGAAAGTAAAAAAGCATCAGGAATGAAAGTTAAACTAGCAGAATGTGAAGTAGATTATAGAAAGATGAAAAAAGACGAACTTGTCTTTCGGATCATGACTTTTGATCATATACCAGAAGAACCTGGTCGTAAGAAGAATCCTAAAACAGTCGCTGACACAAAAGTTAAACTAAATTTTCCGCCTTTTCATCATTACAAATTTGACGATAAAGATAATTTAGTTTGCATAGGTAAAAGCCACTGGGAAGGCGGTATGGAAAACGGATTTTTTAATCATAAACACGGAAAAGCAACAAATAAACTTGCTATGATGTGGATGAAGTTATGTGATAGGTATGCTACACGAGGTAATGTACGTGGCTACACCTATAACGATGAGATGCGAGGACAGGCAATTTTACAATTAGCACAGATTGGTTTACAGTTTGATGAATCAAAATCGCAGAATCCATTTGCATATTATACTGCCGCAGTTACAAATTCATTTGTAAGAGTCATTAATATTGAAAAGAAAAATCAAAACATTAGAGATGATATTTTGGAACAAAATGGCTTAAATCCTAGTTACACAAGGCAACATGCCGGTGAATGGGACGCACAAATGCAGAGACAAGCAGAACTTAATAAAAAATAAATTTAAATTTCCGGTTGACAACGTATACAAAAGAGCGTATTATATACAGGAAAGAGGAGTATTTTTTTGTTTAAAAAAGCAGCAGTATTCACAGATATCCATTTTGGCCTTAAAGGAAACAGCAAGGTACACAATGATGACTGTGAAAGATTTGTAGATTGGTACATAGAACAAGCAAAAGCTAACGGTTGTGAAACCGGAATCTTCTGCGGAGACTGGCACCATAATAGAAATTCACTTAACCTTACAACTATGGACGCAACAATACGTTGTATGGAAAAATTAGGCAAATCATTTGAGAAGTTTTACTTCTTTGATGGCAATCATGACTTGTATTACAAAGACAAACGTGATGTTAACTCAACAGCCTTTGCAAAACATATTCCAGGTATAACATTTGTTGACAGTATCTATCAAGAAGAAGATGTTGCACTCGTTCCTTGGCTGGTCGGTGACGAATGGAAGAAGATTAAAAACATAAAAGCAAAATATTTGTTTGGACACTTTGAATTACCTAGCTTCTATATGAATGCTATGGTACAAATGCCAGATCACGGTGAACTTAAAGCAGAACACTTTGAACATCAAGAGTATGTGTTTAGTGGACATTTCCATAAAAGACAAAAACAAGGTAAAGTACATTACATTGGTAATGCATTTCCTCACAATTATGCAGATGCATGGGATGACGATCGAGGTATGATGATACTAGATCGTGAAAACAGCAAAGAACCAGAATATATTAATTGGACTGATTGTCCTAAGTATCGAACAACTACATTAAGTAAGTTGTTAGATCCTAAAGCAAATTTGATAAAAGACAATATGTATCTTAGAGTAACATTAGATCTACCTATTAGTTATGAAGAAGCAAGTTTTATTAAAGAAACGTACATTAACCAACAAGGGTGTAGAGAGATTACACTTATACCACAAAGCCAAGTTGAGGAAATTTCAACTGAACTTGATATTTCTAAGTTTGAAAGTGTTGACGAAATTGTATCAAAAGAAATATCAGCAATTGACACTGACAACTACAGCAAGAAAACACTGCTAGATATCTATAACGAGCTATAAATGATTAAAATAAAAGACCTTACTGTTAAAAACTTTATGAGTGTGGGCAATCAAACCCAAGCAGTTGATTTTGATAAACAACAACTTACTCTTGTGCTAGGTGAAAACTTAGATCAAGGCGGTGATGATGCTGGTTCACGTAACGGTACTGGTAAGACTACTATTATTAATGCACTAAGTTATGCACTATACGGTACTGCACTTACAAACATTAAACGTAATAACTTAATTAATAAAACTAACAGCAAGGGAATGTTGGTTACTTTACATTTCGAAAAAGACAATGTAGACTATCGTGTTGAACGAGGTCGTTCTCCTAATATTATGAAGTTCTATCTTAATAACGAGGAACAAGAACTAGATGATCTAAGTCAAGGAGACAGTCGTAAGACACAAGAATTTATTAATAAGTTGCTAGGTATGAGCCATGAAATGTTTAAACATATTGTTGCACTAAACACATACTCTGAACCTTTTTTAGCATTACGCACTAACGACCAACGTGCAATTATTGAACAGTTACTTGGTATAACAATTCTAAGTGAGAAGGCAGCTAATCTAAAAGATCAAATGAAGATTACAAAAGATGCTATTGTAGAGGAAGAAGCAAGATTACGTGCAGTACAATCAAGTAACGAGAAAATACAATCTACTATTGAAAGTTTACAAGGCACACAACGAGCTTGGATTGCAAAAAACCAACAAGATACAAATAAATTAGCATCTGGGATTGATGAATTAGAACATTTAGACGTTAATATTGAACTAGACGCTCATGAAAAATTACAAAACTGGAACGAGCATAATAATGCTATTTTGGCTCTTAAAAAAGAACTTAGCACATTAGAGCCAGCACTACAACGTGCTGAAAAGTCTGTTGAAAAATCATCTAAAGATATCACAAATCTTGAAAATGCAACATGTTACACATGTGGACAAGAACTAAATGTAGACAAAAAAGCAGAACTAGAATCACGTAAAGAAAAAGAATTAGATGAAGCAATTGACTATCGATCAGAGATTTCTAAAAAGGTAGATGATGTTACAAAAGGTATTACAGATATTGGAGAAATAAATGGCAGACCTACTACATTCTACGAAACTGCAAAAGAAGCATATGAACATAGACAAAATGTTGATAGTCTTAAACAAGCTCTTGCTGCAAAACAAACAGACACTGATCCTTATCAAACGCAAATTGACGAATTAAACAATACTGCTATGCAAGAAGTTGATTGGGAAACAATTAACTCTTTAAATAGCTTTAAAGATCATCAAGACTTTTTGTTAAAACTTCTTACAAACAAAGATAGTTTTATACGTAAAAAAATTATTGATCAAAATTTAGCATATCTAAACAATCGACTTACATATTATCTAGATAAGCTAGGATTGCCACATCAAGTTACATTCCAAAACGATCTTGCTGTAGAAATACAACAGTTAGGTCAAGACTTAGACTTTGATAATCTATCAAGAGGTGAGCGTAATAGACTTATACTTGGTATGAGCTTTGCATTCAGAGATGTTTGGGAAAGTTTATATCAAAATATTAACTTGTTATTCATTGATGAACTTATTGATAGTGGTATGGATACTGCTGGCGTTGAAGGCGCACTTGCTGTACTTAAGAAGATGGGTAGAGAACGCAGTAAAAATGTATTCTTAATATCTCACAAAGATGAACTTATTGGAAGAGTTAATCATTTAATGAAAGTAATAAAAGAAAATGGATTCACATCATACGAAAATGATGTTGAAATAGTAGAATGAGTGTAGACGAAGTAGTATCTAACTGTATAGGACCAAATAAAACACCTATTGATAGGTTATATGGATCAATATACGGTCAACAATATATAATACAAAAAGATTTTTCAACCTATAAAGGGAAGATACATAAAAAATCTTTAATTAAAAAAGGTATGGACGGTAATAAATTTAGAAGCCATTGTTATGTTACAGACGATAATAGATGGTTTGACAGATCAGGACTACCAATAAAGGAACCAAAAACGGTTATAACAGATGAGTGACATTAGAGATGATACACACGATCTTTTAACAAAGGCTTATATGGCTTATTTTAAGGCAAACGAAAAGTTCGAATTAAGAAACAGTGTAAGAACACATAGAGAATCAAGGCGCTGGCTCAGAGAGATTAGAACTCTTTCTAAAATAAGAATGGAAGAAATACACCATAAACATCAGGCAAAAACCAAGATCGATTAAAAGGCATGGAGCATTACGGTAAGTACCATTATGGAATGGACTTATCAAGGAAAACCTATTGACTCACTATCTAATGATGTTGAAGGATTTGTATACTTGATAACCAATCTTACTAATAATCAAAAATACGTAGGCAAGAAACTAGCAAAATTTAAAACTACTAAACCACCACTTAAAGGCAAAAAGAACAAGCGTAGAGGCTACAAAGAATCTGACTGGAGAGACTACTGGGGAAGTTCAGATAGACTTAATGCAGATGTAGCAGAACTAGGCGAAAACAAGTTTACAAGAGAAATACTATACCTATGTAAAGGTAGGGGCGAAATGTCCTACATAGAGGCAAGAGAACAGTTTGATAGGCGTGTACTTGAAACAGATGAATACTATAACGGTATTATTAATGTTAGAGTAGGCGGATCAGACAAACTCAAACAGGCATTGCTAGAACAAAACATCAAGGCAAAACAATCTAACACCTAAGGTTGGCGGGCCAGTTTATAATACCGCTGTGTAAAAGGCATCCGAGAGGAGCACACGTACACGTTGAGCCGCGTCCGGTAGTAGGGCGGCAGGATTAGCGTAGGTTGACTGTTAGCAATCAAAAAACACAACACAGTTCATAAAAACTCTTTAGCAATAGGAACGAAGCGAGAGGTATTACGGTGTAGCGTATATTTTTAGAATATACGGCGTAGCGTAAGATGTCGACGTAGGTTGGGAAAGGTCAGAGCCCATTGAACTAAGTGTATAAACAATTACCTACTTCCGAATCTCGGCTGTGACGGACTCACATGAAGACCAAGATTAGATGGAACCAGCGATTAGGTTCCGTCTGACTGAAACAATCTACATGAAGTAACTACAATATTACTTCGTAATATTGCTTTAATTATTGTTTATCATTTCTATCAACAAACGAAGTGTAATAGTTTGAGCTTTAGCGAAAACTTGTTTCGTGTAACGAAACATATAAATACAAATAAGTTAATAAGGATATTTCGATGAAAGTCTATGAAATCTTAAAAGAAGAAGAATTTACAGTTGAGCCTAATAAACCTGGTGGTAGAGGTCGTACTAGGGGCTTTAATGTAGTTAATCCTGATGGCACAAAAACAAAATTCTCTACTAAAGGTGATGCTACTAAATTTGCAAATGCACAAAATGCAGATCTTAGAGTAAGAAACGAACTTGCTAAGTTTAGATCTGGTGGAAAAATTGATGGTCTTAGACCTAAAGGTGTAAATAAGTGGGCCTGGCAAGAACTTGTTAATGGAAAGTATGTTAACAAAGTTGGAAGTTTAGCTGATTTAGAAACTGCAATTAGTAAAGTTGATCCAACAGCTGCAAAAGCAATTAAACAAGCTAGAACTTCAATATTTAAAAAAGCGTTCGCAGTGTTCAAACGTTCTCCGTTTTTTATCTTAGGTACAGGTGTTATTGCCCTTGAAGTACAGCAAGAATTTACAGCAAGAATTTCAGCAATCAAAGCGGTCATGGACAGCAATTTTTCCAAACACGTTTCAACTGAATTACGACAGCAGATAACACAAGAAGCTATCCAAGCAACAGTTATTCATCATTGGTCAACACATGTTGTAAATGTTGTAACACAAATTGCAGCAGCTGCTACTGCTGGTGCTGCTGGGAGAAAGATACAAAAAGGTTTGCAAGCACTTAGGCTTGTGTCTAGAGCAACAGGTCCAATTAAATGGTTTAACCCATGGACAATAGTAGGAGCAATCGGAGTTGAGGTTGCAGCGTATTCGGTAACAAAATGGTTTGCAAGTCGAGATTCTGAAGCAGTTGCTCAAATGTATAAAGATGCTACATCTGCAATTTTTAGCGTTGTTGGTGTTGCTTTTGACACAGGAATCGCAGCAGTTGACTCAGTAAGCATTTCAAACGGTGACGCAGTAAAAGAAATTTTAACTGGCCTGGATGGAGAGAAAAAAGACGATACTAAACAAAGTGCTCCAAAAAGCAACGGCAATGCAGCAGGTACCCCTACTAACACAAAACCAACATCTGCTGACATGAAACAGAGCATACTAAGCGTATTAGACTAAACTAGCGGTAAGCCAGTTTTATTAGTTGCTTCGATATTTTCTTTAATAATTTTATTTAAAATTTCTCTATCTTCGCTAGTATACTTCCACAATAGATCATCAGCTTGAACACCACCACGCATGTACCATGCAATAGTAAAGCATTCGTCTTTGATACGTTTACAAGTATTTTCGTATTCGTCTACCAGCTTAATCAAGTCAGATTCGTGGTATGTTACGATTTGGTTGCGAAAAAATCCGAGTTATCCAGAGTAAATTTAACTTTGTTTTCTGCACTACATTCAGAACAATTAGTTGTTTGAGATTGTACTTGCCAGGCGTCTTGTTGCCCTTCTAAGTGTGCTTTTATTTTTTGAAAAAATCCTTTATCACTGTTATTGATAAAATCATTAATCTCTTGAGCATCAGCAACACGGATGTCATCGGCCTCAACTGTAGCAATTTGTTTTTTGTAGGCTGTTATTTGATATTTTGCAAGTGTGTTATAAAACTCATCAAGTTTTTTGTTGCGATCTTCTTCTGGCATGTCTTTGTCACCAGTTGATTGAAGTAATATTCTACGTAAATTATATTGTTGGTGTTGTAATTCTGTTTGTTCTTTATAGTTAAATGGACGCAGTGATACAGTTAATGGATAACAATCTACTGTAGGATCGTATTCTAGACTTGCAAAATAGTCCAAAGTTTTAGTTAAATCAAGCTGTGTGCCGTTTTCAGCCTTGCATTCTGTACAACTGTAATTACTATCTAAGTATTGTCCATAAGTTGCAATTCTAATTGCAATTAAAATGCTATCAAGATCAATCTGCGGAATTTGCCAAGGATCTTTAATTGCAGGAATACAACTTTTAATACAACTCACAGTGCTTTCTCCACTAAACAAAGCATCAGGTGTTTTGAAGATTATTTCATCCATAGCAGTCATACCAAAAACAGGTAAGTTTTTTGGATCACCGTCGATGCCATTTTCAGGGTAATACATACCTTTTGAGGGCAAACTCAAATAAATCTTAGGTTGTCTATAATATTTCTGTAAACTATTTTCCACTGGTTCTACTTCCGATAAATAACTTATATAAAGTATTTATGACTTAAAATCAAGGGATTTTTAAAAGTGGCAACAATTAAAATTACTGGCGACGAAGTACAGATAGACGACATAGCAACGGAAACTACACAAGCCAAATTGCTTACTGCAATGGGCGGTGCTGCAGGTGCATCTAAGGGTTTTAGCGGCTCTATGAACGATGCAGCTAAAGGCACAAATCTTGCAAGCAAGGCGTTAAATGCATTTGGATCAGTAGCAACAGGAACCGGTAAATCACTTGTAGATATATCAGGTGCTATATTTGACGGTAGTGCAAGGGTTAGTTCAGCAACAGATGCACTTGCAAAAAACTTCACTGGCGGTTTAGGAGGTGCAGTTACAGCTTCTGCTAAAACACTATTTGCAGGCGCTGAATCATATGTAGATACTTTTAGAAAAATTTCAACATCAGGCGGCGGTTTTGCAGGCGACATTTTTGAAATGAAGAACTCTGCGGCACAAGCAAGAATGACACTTGATGAGTTTGCAGGAGCTATTATGAATAATAGTACTGACCTAGCGGCAATGGGCGGCACTGTTAGTAAAGGTGCAAGACAGTTTTCAGACTTTACAAAATCATTTTATGAACAAACTGATGGATCAGCACAGTCACTAATGGCTTTGGGTATGAGTACTAATGAAATAAATGAAGCACTGATGGATCAAATGAAGACCAACAGACGTTTAGATTTTCAAGATCAAGCAACTAGATCAATGGCGATGGCTGCAACAAAGTCTCTGGCATTTGAAATGGATGAAGTTGCAAAACTTACAGGTAAAAGCAAAGATCAGTTAAAACAAGAGATGGAAGCATCTGCAAGAAAAGGACAAGTAGAAGCAAAATTTAGAGAAATTGAAATGCGTGAAGGGCCTGCAGCTGCAGCCGCGGCAAGAAATGCATACAATATGGCATTAACAAGTGCAAGTAAAGCAGGACCAGATGCAATCGCTGCACTAGAAGAAACATTTGTACTAGGTGGAATTGCAGGCGAACAAGCACGTAAAGGTGCAGTTGCATTAGGTAGTAGTTTTGATGAACTTCAAGCAGTTGCAAGAACAGCGGCAAGTGCAACAGCAGGTAATGCTGCAACACTTATGGAACAAACAAAATCTATGGGGGCACAATTTGAAACTGCATTAGTTGCAAGAATAAACGAACCAGGATTTTTAGGACAAGCAAAACTTGCATCTGCAGGTAATGACTTTGGTCAAGCGGCTGCATCATTATTAGTAAGTGCAGGAAATTTAGAAACAGCTATTGGCAAAGGCGGCAAAAAAGCTGCACAAGACGAACAAGTGCTGAAAGATACTACAGGCGGCAACACAACAAAAATGGTGAATGCATTAGATCTTTCAATGAAAGATTTGACCGCACAACTTAACGAAGATTTATTAGGAAAAGGTAAAGCAATAGATGCGTTAGCAGGAGAAGCAAGAAAAGCTGCTGATGCTGTATCAAAATTTCAATCAAGCGGCGGAGCTCGAACAGTTACAAAAGAACTAACAGATGCTTTAAAAAATACACTAGGTATAGCTGATGCAGTTGAAGGGTCTAATGTAGAAGGCACTGAAGACCAGAAAACAGCTATGGGTGACGTAAGTAAAGTCCTTGACTCAATGGAAGGTGCAGATGCAGAACAAACAAAAGCAATTTATGCATTAATGGGCATATTAGCTGATGCACAACAAGGACCTGAATACGCAGAAGCTATAGTAAATGCTGCTAAAGAAAGCGGCAATGATCTAGCAACAACCAT